AACATAAGTCTTTCGGGTCTTGTAATCGCTATTAAATGATTATTTATCAAAACACGATACTTCCCCTTACTTTAACCGCAGATTCCGGTATTGCTGTCCCTTCCAACGTCAGCAGTTTTATTGTCCCATCTGGCGATATTAATATCATGAGGAAGCGTTTTCCTGCAAAATCATATACATAGGCGCTGATATCCTGCTTTGGGGCATATTGGCTGGATATGGTTCCAATGACGGAGTTAGAGATAGCCGATGTATAGACATATACTAGGGCAGAATACATACATTGTCCATTACTATATTTCGCCACATTATGATATCCGCCTGCGATATTCTTCGGCGATGTTGAAACGCCTGTAATATTAGGAATATTATAGGTCCCGATAATATTCTTGTTCGCTAAATTGCTATTTATGTCAGCTTTGACCTGCTTAAGGTATGCGCTGGATGGGACCTTATTTGTAGCTGTTGACTCTGTCTGCACGATGTCAGTTTTTTTAAGATAATCCGCCAGCTTTAACAAAAGGGCCTCATTTGTCACCGCCTTATTAATAATAAAGTCACCTACCTTATCCAGGAAGGTCTGCAAGATAGTCTTTTTTTTCTTCGTCCCGTCTATAATTCCTGATGTGTCTATAACGGTAATGCCATCGGCTGATGCCTCATTAAATCCCTTTGCCATATACCGCCAATTTTCGCCGTTTGTCGGAGTGACGCCATGCAGGTTGTCCTTTAATGCCACATAGGTACTACCTTCATAGTATACTACATTGTACTTGTTATATGTGGCATCCGCGCTGTATACCCCCTTGTCTGCGTAGCCAACGTTTCCTAACTTCGTATATCCTTCTGGTGCTGCCATAATTATCCTCCTTATGCTACAATTTTCCAGTACAGTACCGCGTCAGCCACAGCAAAATCAACTCCGGTCCCGCCTTTTTTATATAAAGCACCTGTCTCTACGTCCAAATAGAAGTCAGGAGCTGTAATCTGTGAATACTGACTGGCCCGGTCAGCTTCATCCTTTGCCCGGTCGGCCTGAGTTTTAGATTGCCTGCTGTGGTACTCGCTGTTATTCGTATCCTCACCCGGCCTTGTTCCGGTCCCTCCATGGGCCCAACTCTCTGACAATGATGCGGAGGCATCAGCTCCTCGTTTCGCCGTTTCTGCCAGTCGCCGCTGCTCCGTAGTTTCCGCCAGCTTCGTATCTGCATACTGCTTATATTCCTCTGTAATCTCATTGGCATGGTCAACGGCGCCCTGCGCTTCTTGCCGGACCAATTGGACATCCCTGGTCGCCTGGTCAACAGCTTCACCTTTCTCAACCAGATAATCCACTGCGCCGTTCATCTGGTTTTGCAGCTCTGTCAATGCCTCCACATTGGCCGACCGAACCTGCCGCCCATATCTGGCATTCTTCCAGTCCTGTATCTGCTGATTTATGTCGATATGTACTGGCTGTGCTGCCATAACAATCACCTTCCTTTTGGCATACAAAAAGAGCGGGGACATTGCCTCGCTCTCATTCATTTCAAGTTATTCGTGGCTGGTACAGTCTGGAATGTACTGCGATTCCAAATAAGTGATAAACTCAGGGTCAGTGCAAGTCACCAGGCCGTCTGCCGCAGTCTTATGACCGTTCCAATAATCATATCCTTCCACCAGCTCGCCATATCCATTAAAGGCATATAACACACCATCAATCTTGGTGATATCCACTGGGATGGTATAATCATCAAACCGGAAGGACCAGATTCCATCTTCGGACTGGCTCCATTTACCGGAATAAGTCTCGCGCTTTTTCAATTGGTTATCTTCACACCAGCGCGTCAACAATCCAGCATCATGTTTATTCTGTAAAATATCTCTGCGCACTTTTACTGTTCTTAATTCACTCGCTTGAAACTGTACACATAAATCATTATGCAACCATGTCCATCTGTACCTATACGAATAGTCACTATCTTTTGCTGGCGTTGATGCATAAACTGTCGGTTCATTTGGGTCATTAGGATTATTATATTCAATTTCCAAAGCTAAAGCATTAAAAGACAATAATAATGATATTAATGCACTTAATAAGATTGCAAATTTTCTCATAGAGATACCCCCTTATAACCGCATTATACATCAATACCGCTTTTAATTCAACCCTCCCTTCATTAACTGCCAAATACTTTATTGTGTAGCAGCTTTATCTCATCGGTTAGGCTCCAACCACCCCACCAAGGGTCTGATAGATAAATTTCCTTACAATCTATACGTCCAGTATTGATTCCTCCCCATCCAATGCGAGTAAATGTCCCATTATGTCGTAATGTTATGCTTACTGGTGCATCACTCCATGAGTTTGATGCGATTTGTATAGAATGCTCACTATCCCTGCTATAAAGCAATCCCGCGCCATTGCTGGATATGCCAAAATCTCCTATCCAAGTATAATTAGGCGTAATCCATGTATTTCCAATAGCAATCTGCCCAGAGTTGATTGCCACGGCTCCATCATCATCCACATAAAAGGTCCCGTTACCTATGTCGATTGTACCGCCAATGATATCCGAACCAATTATGGTACTGCCCTGAATCACGCCCAAAAGAACATGCAGTCCTGTATTGTCCCAGCTTCCAATTTCATTTCCGTTGGCATTCTTGACCACAATCCTTCCATCCTTAGCCAGGCCATACCCGCCTACCTCCAGGATTCCGCCACGGACACGGTCCGCCAGCATCTGGCCGGTAGTGATGAAATCAGCCACCAGGTTCCCGTCAATGGTCCAGGCGTTGCGGTATGGTCCGTTGATTCCACTGGTGGAGAATCCGATACCATTCTGGTTTATCTGGATGATATTCGTTGCGGTCTCTTTGTCCGGTGTGTTCATGACCAGGATGCGCCAGGGATGCGTTTTCTTGCCTGTAACCGGGTCCTGGCTATCAAGGACGACGTAGCCTCCCAGCCCTCCTGTGATGAGGTTTGTTGCATTGGCTATCTTCCGGGCCATCTCATCGTATGCCTTGGATTCGGATTCCTGCACTGCTTTTGAGATACTTACCTGCTTATTCACGGTGGAGCCGGTGAAGCTGCTTACCGTTGTTCCAAGGGATATGCTGCCCTTCGCTGGGTCATCCAGGTACATATCGAGCTGAGCCAGCAACAGGTCCTTGCTGACGCCATGAGGCTTGCTGATAGCCGTCGTGTAATACCCGACTCGGAAGCGCCGGATATCTACCCCGGTATAATTAAGGTCCACGGCTGAAACCTTAAGTGTATCCGGTATCCCGGACACCTCCTTCAGATATTCCCTGGCCTTTTCCAGAAGCCTTGCCGGGTCTGTGATGTCCGGCCATTGGAACGTCCCCCATATCTTCCCGTATTCATCCAGCACGGCCTGTTCCGCCGTGATGTAATCCTTTCCGTCATTAACCGATGTGATATCAACCGTGCCTTTCTGTGTCTCTCCAAGTTCATCCTGGTATTCTACATCCCCTCCGTAGGGTATCATGCATGTCACCACATTGGTGGCATCCTGGTACTTCGTCAGGTCCAGGAGATTGACGCCGAAACGTATCTGCTGTTCATTCTTACCGCCATAGTCATAGGTGTAATTCAGATACTTCTTGCCGTCCCTGTATTCAACCCATATGTATCCCCCATGGACATCTATCAGCTGTGCTTTCAATGTATTCCAGGTATTGTCAATCTTCGTGGACTCCCGCTTAAGCTCGTTGTTTTCATCGGCCACATTCACCCGTCCCAGGACAAACTGTTTCCGCTCCTCCACCTGTCCGTTATGGTTTTCCACCATCTGGGCGAGAAAATCGTGAATGTTCCCCGTCAAGGAGAAAGGGCGCTGCGCGCTGTCAATGAGATAGGACAGGCTCCCCTCGCAGACCACATCCTTGGTGTTATGGAAATCTGACTCATCCGATAATATACGCCCCTCATATATCAATACTCCATCCTCTATCACCTGGATGGATGACTTCATTTTCTTTAAGGTGCTGTAATACATATGACCGAAAGGGATGCGGAATGTAAGCGCTCCTGTCTTGTTGAGGGTAAGGGTCAGCCGGGGCTCAATCACCCTCAGATTCCTGTCACGCTGGTCATGCAGGCAGTACGTCCTACCGTCAATCACATTGTTGATTTTATACATTATAGGCTTCCTCCCCTATAGCTTACGGTCACCGTACCGTGTCCCGTGAATGTCATCACATGCTCACCGTCCTTTATCTCAATATCCGGCAGATAGTTTTCTCCCATTTTCAGGTCAAACATTTCACCCGCAAATTCCACTTGCATATCGGATGATACTGTAATTCTTGGCACCACGGGCATGGGCGAACCTATAACAGTGAGCGCAAATCTCCCATCCACGAGTTGGTTTCCATACTCCTTGATTACCCCCTCTTCAAAATCAAAGGGGTCCCACAGCCATTCCTCATCTGTAGCCGTGAGTTCATACTTATATGGGTCGCATTCAAATTTCAGTGTCACCAAACTAAACACCCGGTTCTTCTTTTCATATTCACAGGTCCCGCGTCCCAGGTAATAAAATCCGTTGTCCCAATCCAGGACAATTTTCCGTTTCTTCCCATGCAGGTAATTACTGAGCTGGCTCATCCGTCCAGCCCAGTCATAATAGCTCCGGTCCTCTATGTCACATTCGATTGTAATTTTGCGGTCCTCATACCGTGTGCCAAAGTAATCCGTCATATCAAGGTATCCATCCGCTCCCGGTATGTCAATCTTACTCTCCTTTACCGATGGAGTCCCTATGTTGATGGACTTAATCCGGAGGCCAAAATCATCATAGGTATGTTTCTCGCCATCAAAGGTGATTCCTAGATATTTCATTCCATATCCCTTCCTTCCATCCTTCCACGGTTCCCCAGGTTGTCATTCACAGGTTCGGACACAATGCTTCCCACATTCTTCCCGTCCATATTGACGGATACACCGTCCATAGCATTCGCCATTTCCTGTCCCATCCTGCGGTAATCCATAGCATATCCCGGACCGTATCCCTCATTCCCATAGGTACTTGCAGGGAGGCTGGACGTTCCGGTCACCGCTCCGACACCGGCCAGTGCCGCATTGATTCCTCCGTTCCCCATCATAGCACCCGCGGCTGCCTGCATTGCATTGGCCACTACGGCCTGCACCGTTTCCTGCAACTGACCGGACATGGACTTGATACCCTCTATCATACTGGTGATAGACTGCTTTCCCACATCCGCCATACTGGACGGAAGTGTGTCCACGGAGCCAAGTACATTCTTAGCTATAGCCTTGAACTGTTCCAGGTTCTCGGTGGAGCTGGATGCGTCCCTGATGGACCCCGCCATAGCGGAAACAAGAGCAACCGCATTCTGGGCCGCCGTTAGTTTCATGGTCTCCAGCGGCTGGTTGAGAGCCACACCAAGCTCAGCCATGGAAGATACATATTCCTGCTGGTACTTTGCCAGTTCTGCCGATGTCTCCCGCTGCATCTGTGCAATCTGCTGGGATATCTCCTCCCGCATCGGTTCCATCTCTGCCACGGCTTCCTGGCGCGCGATACGGTTTTTAGCCCTGAACAGGCTCACATATTCATCCAGTTGGTCGTCGCTCATTTCTGTCATGAGCTGGATTTCGGCTGCGGCCTTTGGCCCAAGCCCCTGAAGTTCCTCCAGAAGGTCGTCGCCAATCCCACGGCGTTCCAGGTCCCGCAGGTTCTCACGCCACTGCTTCAGTCCATCCACCTGTGATTGCAGGTTGTTAAGCAGGTCATCCGCTGTCAGGTCTGTACTGGAATCAAATGCATCGAACAACCCATAAGCTGACTTAATCTGGTCTGCACGCTGGTTGACAGCATCCTTGTACTGGTTATTGAGGTCCTTAATCTTGTCATTGAGGTCTTTATACGCATTGGCAACCTTATCCGTATAGTCATCTTCAACCTCCAGCATCTTGTCGTTCAGGTCCTTTTTGGCTGTCAGGTATTCCTTGTCTGCATCAATCCTGGCCTGAGTGCCTTCTTTTGTCTGCTTACGTACCTCGTCCCAGTATCCTGCCTCATCCGCAAGAGTAAGGCGGTTATAGACCTTATAGTTTTCCAGTTTCTTCTTGGCCGCATCCAGCGTAGCCTGCGCAACTTCCTCCGCGCTCTTCTTGGCGTATTTTTTATTAGTCCGGATTCCCTCCGCAATACCAAGGGATATATTGCGCCCAACCTCGTCCCGGAACACACGCGAAGGGGAATGAATGCCTAATAGGCTCTTAAGGCCATTCAAGGCTGACTCGCCCACGCTCTTTGCGGCGTCAATAATAGTCCCGATAGCGTTCTTAAGGCCGTTCGCGATTCCGCTTACGATGTCCTTACCAATTTGAATCCAGTCAAATTCCATGAACTTGTCTTTTACGGATGTGATAACCTCTGGAATCTTACTGACCAGTTCCGGGATGGCCTGGATGATTCCGGCTGCAAGTTCGCCCAGCAGCTCAATCCCCTTCTGCAGGATTTCCGGTAGGTGGCTGGCTATCGTGGCAATTATCTGTATCAGTGCTTCGGCGGCAGCCCCGATAACGGCTGGCAGATTTGACAGAATTCCCTGGGCCAGCTGCCCAATGAGTTTGATGCCTGTCTCCAGTATCTGAGGCAGTATGCCCAGGAAAGTATCATATAACTTGCTTATGATGTTTCCTGCATTCGCTATGAGGGATGGAAGTCCGCTTAATAGTCCCTGTGTAAACTGATTAAGCGCGTCAGCCCCTTGCTGTAAGATTTTTGGCAGATGCGTACTTATGGCAGCGGTGAACTGATTGAACAGAGTTGCTGCCTGTGCCTGCAGTGCCGGTGCATTGGTCATTAACCCTTGGATAATGCCGTCAATGATGGACAACCCAAGCGATAACAAGGATGGGACCAGCATGATTATGCCCTGAGTGATGGCAATAAGCAGGGAGCCTCCGGCCTCCAGCAATTGGGGCATGTTTTCATTTAGGCCCTGTATTAACGTATCAATAAACGATACAGCAAGTTCAATAAAGGCAGGCAGCTGTTCAACAAGTCCTGTCGCGATATCCGTCACAAGACCTGCGCCCATTTGGATAAACTGGTCCGCGCTGCCTTCAAATTCCTGCCACAGTTCATCGACCACCATCGGCACTGTTTCTGCCAGCCTTGGGACAATTTCTCCCAGATTCTTCCCTACATTTACGGCGACCGTGGCAACCGCATCCGCCAGCTCCTTGGCCGTTCCTGAGCCATTCAGGAAATTGTCAAAGGCGGCCCTTGCGGCGTTCATGGAACCCTCTATGGTGGTTGATGCTTCCTTGGCCGTGGTACCGGTTATGCCAAGCTCTCCCTGGATTACGTGAATGGCTGAGTATACGTCATTCAGGTTGCTGATGTCATACTTCACACCGGATATTTTGGTGGCATCCGTAAGGAGTCGGTTCATTTCCTCCTTCGTTCCGCCATAACCCAGTTTCAGGTTATCCAGCATCGTATAGTTCTGCTTTGCGAATCCCTGATATGCATTCTGGATGGATGCCATGTCCGTACCCATCTTATTAGCGTTATCGGACATGTCCACCATTGCCATATCAGCAATCTTTGCCGCTTCTGCTGTATCTCCGCCTACACTTTGTAATAACGATGCAGAGAAACTGGTAACACTCTGCATGTACTCATTGGCTGACAAACCGGCAGTTTTATAGGCGTTGTTTGCATTCTCTATGACTGTCTTGGCATTTTCCTTGAAAAGCGTTTCCACGCCACCCACATTCTGTTCCAGGCTGGCTACGGACCCTAAGGCAGCCTTTGACATACCGGCAAAAGCGGTAGTAATTCCGGCAACAGAGGCACCAAGGACCGCCAGGCCCCCCTTTGCTATCCCGCCAAGTTTGCTGATACCGCTTGAAAATCCCTTTTCATCAACCTTTGTATCAAAATTTAGATGACCGTCGGCCTCAAATAGTTGTAAGTCAAAATAAGCCATACTACTCCTTTCGTAGTAGCACGGCTCATTGGCTCACAGATGCTAAATCCTTATCTCAAATTCCTTTCTGCACTCCTTGCATTTTACATATACCCCTTTGCTATGGGCTGTGTTGTCGTATAACACCGCGTTCTTCCCACAATGGGGGCACTGGTACCACTTGCGCAGCAAAGGGGGCTTTTCAATTTCTTTCATCATTCAAACATATCCCCTATCTCATAATCAGATGGTGCTGGCTGTGGGATGGCAATGGCCCTCTGTATCCGCTGTATCCGCTGACGCTCCTTTGTATCCTTGATATCAGATGTGTTTGTATTCCGGTACATTACCCGCTGCTTAAACTCTGTACCAGACGACAGGCCGTCCAAAAGGATGCGAAACTTCCACCAGTGCATATCTGTTTCCGTGAGGTCAATCTTATAATCCTGCCAGAACCCCGATATGATGTATTTTGCATCGAACGCAAAATCATACAGCGGCTTTGGTATCACCGGCTCTAATTCCTCGTCTACACTCTCTGGTTCACCGCCCATCTCTATTGTGCATTCATCCATGCGAAAGAAACTCATAAGCGGCTTATGGGCATCCCCCCATTGCCAATGCGGTATGTCATCCAGATACATCTCCATCATGAGAGCCATCTTCTCGTCCTGGCTGAGTCCGTCACACCTTATCATATCAATGAACCGCAGCCAGTCCTTGAAATCAGTCACGATTTCACGTTCAACCCCGTACAGCTTAACCGTTTCGGGAAAAGCTTCATAAAGCAGATTCATGTCCGATATTCCCCGTTCCGGTTCCTATTTCTTTGCTGGCTGCGCCTCTGTTGACGATTCTGCTGCGGGGAGAAACGGCCCATCAGCTGCCCTCTCCGCTGGACAGCCTCCTCATTGCAACGCATGCAGGCCGTCATGAAAGCAGAGTAGGCAAGGTCACACATGCCCGCATTGACCTTGCCTTCAAATAATTTCTTTGCTGTCCCGGCGCCGTATATATCATCAAACAGGTTATGAAAGAGGCCGCAGTACCCGCGTATCAGTTCACTGTTGTTTCCGACCTTCTGCAGCTTCTTTTCATCCTGCCCCATCCGCTCAAATGCTTTTTCGTACTTCTCTGCAAAATCAGCGTCCTGCAGGTCTACCTCAAACTCAATGTTATTGTAGCTCCACTTCTGGCTCATAGGCTCACTCCTTTATTTTCTTACGCTCCTAAGGTAGTCTTGCTACCCTCAGCAAATGTCACTGTCTGCCACTTATCAGCAGATGTTGCTGTTCCCAGCACAGCTTCCCCGGCTGCACGGAAATTGCCGGAATAAATCAAGGCATCCGTCCCGTCGCCGGTAGTATCCGGTATAACGTTATAAGCACGTTTCCGTGCCACTTTTGCATCTCCGTCTGTAAACAGGTCCACTGTCACGATTTCCACGGTCGCATCGGAACCGGTGTACTCGTTGTCCGTGATTTCAGCCAGCTTCTCATGTACTGAGTATGGGCTGTGCCGGTCAAAACTGTACCCTATCTGGGTCGCATAGCCCACCACGTCGGACCAGATCGGAAGAGCACACGTCTGAACTCCAG